GGAAGACACGTATTCTAATGGTTTAGAGTTACTGGGCTTTAGTTATAAGGACCGGACTCAGCCGTTTCGCGGAGCGAGTGGCGTTACCCATCCTTTATTGGCGGAGGCTGCGACGCAGTTTCAGGCCCAAGCGTTTAATGAGTTATTGCCGTCTTCGGGTCCTGTTCGAACCTCAGTTATGGGCAAGGACACTCGTGAGAAAGCGGATCAGGCGCAACGTGTTCGTCAGTTTATGAATTATTATTTGACCAATGTGATGGAGGATTACACTCCTGACATGGATCAGATGTTGTTTTACTTACCGTTAGCGGGAAGTACCTTTAAAAAGGTTTACTTTGACGAGGCTATGGGCCGGATTGTAAGTAAGTTTGTCCCTGCCGAGCAGTTAGTTGTACCTTATGAGACCTCTGATTTGGACACGTGTCCTAATATTACACAGGTTGTTCGCATGGGTTTAAACGATTTGCGCAAGATGCAAGTTGGGGGATTTTATTTAGACATCCCTGTAACGCCTGCGCAGCAAGAGTTGGGCACGGTAGAGACTGAGATTGATCGGATCAGTGGTTTTGAGAGTTCTCAGGTTGATTACGACTGCACTTTACTTGAGTGCCACGTTGATTTGGACCTAGAGGGTTACGAGGACACGGACGCTGACGACGAGCCTACTGGTATAAAGTTACCTTATATTGTGACTATTTCGCAGGATAACGGCAAAGTATTGTCTGTTCGCCGGAATTATTTAGAAGACGACGAGTTACGCAAGAAGATCCAGTATTTTGTTCACTACAAGTTTCTTCCGGGCTTTGGCTTCTACGGGCTAGGTTTAATCCATACTATTGGTGGTTTGTCTCGTTCTGCGACTTCTGCTCTGCGTCAATTGATTGATGCGGGTACATTATCTAATCTCCCTGCGGGTTTCAAAGCCCGCGGACTGCGGATCAGGGACGACGACGAGCCTTTACAGCCGGGTGAATTTAGGGATGTGGATGCTCCGGGCGGCGCGATCCGTGATAGTTTAATGCCTTTACCGTTCAAGGGACCGGATCAGACGTTATTCCAGTTGTTGGGTTTTGTTGTTCAGGCGGGTCAGCGGTTTGCTACGATCACGGACATGAAGGTTGGCGACGGCAATCAGGACGCGGCTGTTGGCACTACGATAGCTATGTTGGAGCAGGGTTCTCGGGTAATGAGTGCTGTTCACAAGCGTTTGCATTATGCGATGCGTCAGGAGTTTAAGATACTTGCTCGGGTTATGGGCGAGACTTTACCTTCTGAGTATCCTTATAGTGTTGCGGGCGGCGATCAGACTGTTATGGCGACGGACTTTGACGACCGTGTAGACATTATTCCTGTTTCGAATCCGAATGCGTTCAGTCAATCTCAAAGGATTGTTTTGGCTCAGACCAAGTTGCAGTTAGCGACACAGGCTCCTGAGATGCACAACATGCACGAGATTTTCCGAGACATGTATGAGGCTTTGGGTGTTACGGATGTTGACCGTATAATGAAGGCGGTTCCGGACGAAGAGGCGCGGCCTTTGGATCCTGCACAAGAGAACATCAACGCCTTAGACAACTTAGTTTTGCAGGCGTTTGCTGGTCAGAACCATCAGGCTCATACTATGGCGCACTTAGTTTTTGGCGCTAGTCCTATGGTTGGACAGTTACCTGCTGTTGCCATGTCTTTACAAAAGCACGTTATGGAGCATGTTAAGATTGGTGCGGAAGAGCAGGCTATGGTTCAGATGCAGCAAGCGGGTCCTATGGAAGCGGACCAGCAAGAGTTGCAGTATCAGACTATGGTTGCTCAGTTAATTGCGGAGGGTATGCAACAGGTTAAGCAGCTTTCCGGACAAATATCTGGTCAGGGCCCGGATCCTTTGGTACAACTCAAGGAGAAGGAATTGGAGATCAAGGCTCAAGCGGAGCAGTCAGATACTCAGATCGACCAAGCGAAGTTGCAGCTTGACGCTCAGAATCAGCAGATGCGCAGCGAGCAGTTCCAACAGCGGCTTGCGAGTCAAGAGTCTCAGACGGACAAACGGATTGATAGCGCAATGCAGCGCGAATTGTTAAAACAGAGAGGACAATAGAATGGCTAAAGTAAAAGTAAACGGGGCCCCTGCGGGTCCATCACCGAAAGCGGTTCCTTACGCTCAGATAGATAAGCAGGGTCGTATTCCTTATGGGAAGACTGCTGAATTTAAGATTCCAACCACTATGAAGCGTGGCACGGTTCGGGGCATGGGCGCTGCTATTAAGGGCGGCGGCTACTGGGAGTGCTAACTTTAAAATAAGCTTTTGGGGAATGCTTAGAAACAATGGCTGTTTTAGAGACTATAGCGGCGGCTAACGCCGCGTACTCAATAATCAAGAAGTGTCTTGAGAACGGGCGCGAAGTAAAAGACATGGTAGGCCATGTCGGCAAGTTTCTCAACGCTGAGGACGAGCTTAAGGATGCCGTAAAGCGTAAGAAGAATAATCCCATCTCTTCTATTACGGGCGGGGCCGAAGGGGATTGGGAAGAGTTCCAAGCCCTTGAGAAATTAAAAGAACAAAGAAAAGAACTAGAGTCTTGGTGTAGATTGTATGGTCCTCCCGGCACATGGGACCGCTGGGTTCTTTGGCAAGCGGACGCTAGAAAGGCTAGAAGAGCAGCTTTAAAACAGAAACAAAAAGAACGCGAAGAGCTTATTGAAATGTTGATGATTTGCTTGGGGTGTTTCTTTGCTGTCTCTTCAATGGCCGCATTGATATATATGGTAGGCAAATACATGGATAAATGGTAATGTTTTTCTTAATGTGGTTTCTATATTCAAACAACGCCGTGGATGTGTACCAATTGGGGCAGTTCAGGACGGACAAGGCTTGCGAAGCTGCAAAATCTGAGGCTATGGTTTTAATAACTAATAGTAAAACTAGGATACTTTGTTTTGAGGTTTTAAGAGATGACTGATTTTGATAAAGCTGACCTTGATAGCAACGGCCACATAGACAAGGCTGAGTGGGACAAGCTTGCTTGGGAAGACAAGCGCCGTCAGATGGACGACGAAGATCACAAGCGAGATGCTCAGTTACGGATGACGTGGTTTGCTTTGTCTGGCATGGTACTTTACCCTTTGATTATTCTGACGTGTTCTATTCTGGGGTTTGACACTGCGGCAAAGTTAATTACGGATATAGCCTCAATATACATTGTGAGTGTTTCGGGTCTGTGCGCCGCGTACTTTGGCTTTAATGCTATGAACAAAAAGTCGGCTGCTCCTGTGTCTACATCAAAGGTGATGGATAAATGATAACTTTATTAGGTAGTTTACTAGGTTTTGGAACATCTTTTCTGCCGGAGATACTAAACTACTTCCGGGCGGGTCAGGATCATAAACATAACCTTGAGCGGATGTCTCTTGAGATGGACATGATGGCAAGGCGCAACGAGTTGAAGCTGGACATATTAGACAAGCAGGCTGATATTAAGGAAACGGAGAGTTTATATAAACATGATAGTATGGACGCAGGAGGTTTTATTAACGCACTACGAGGTAGCGTCCGCCCTGTCATCACTTATGTTTTTTTTAGCCTTTTCGTTGCCATCAAGATAACTGCTTTGATGGCTTTAATGGATTCTGGAACAGACTTCGGCAAGTCTTTGTCTCTGATCTGGGATGATTCAACCAGCGGCTTGTTCGCTGCAATAGTAAGTTTTTGGTTCGGCGGAAGAGCCGTATCTAAATATATGAAGGGGAAACCATGACATATAAACTAGGAAACCGTAGTAATGAGCGGCTAGAGGGCGTTGACCCTAGCTTGCAGACTGTTGTCCGTTCGGCGATAGGTCGCTCTGAGCAGGATTTCAGCGTGATCTGCGGCCTGCGGACCCGCAAGGAGCAGGAAGCTCTTGTGGCAAAAGGTGCTAGTCAGACTATGAAGTCCAAGCATCTTGGCGGCTTTGCTGTAGATTTGATGGCGTATATTGATGGCGGTCGATGGGAACTCAATCTGTATGATGAGATTGCCGACGCTATGAAAATCACCGCGAAGGAACTCGGAGTTAAGATACGCTGGGGCGCTGCGTGGCATATAGATGACTTCGGCGCATATGAGGGCACGGCGGAAGAAGCCATGAACGAGTATGTTGATTTGCGCAGATCACAAGGGCGTAGACCATTTATTGATGCGCCGCATTTTGAAACGATGTAATAACGCTTGCCTTCCGATATAAATCCCGATATCCCGATATCAGATAAACTGGGATTTTATAGGAATGAATACGATATTTATTGAGGAAGCAGTTTTTCGCATAATAAGGGATAAACGGGATGCGGTAGTGGATTTTTTGCAATACGGAAACGTAAAATCAATGGAGCAGTATCGTGAGCTTATGGGGCAGATGGATGCCTTGAATCACGTGGAACAGGAACTCAAGGGCCTGCTAGAAAAACAGGAGCTATTAAATGACTAAAAGTTCGTCAATTAACTTGACTGAAATAAAAGAGGCTGTAGCCAGCCTATCTGATGCGTATTCTGAGCCAAAAGAACGGGTTTTAAACCCGGACTCTATTGGGGAATCGCTTTTAGAAAAAATGCCTACCCCTACGGGATGGCGTCTGCTGATTTTGCCTTACAAGGGTAAGGGTAAGACCGAGGGCGGCGTATATTTACCTGACGCCGCGGTAAGTCAGCAACAGGTTTCCACCCAAGTTGGATACGTTTTAAAAGTAGGCGAGCTTGCCTACAAGGATACTGAAAAGTTTCCTAACGGTCCGTGGTGTAAACAAGGAGATTGGGTCATGTTTGCTCGTTATTCGGGATCTAG